GCTGAAGAAAAGAACGCGGTGCATCATGCCAAGCTAGAGGTGATTAAGAACACTGCGTCTTGGGAGCAGCTTATGGCAACTGCCAGTGCTACTTCATGGAAAGACGAGTGGTTTACTTTGTTGCTGTCAGCGCCTGTGGTTGCTGTTGTGTGGGGCATTGGTATGAACGACGTAGAAATACTAGACCGCATTGGTCTTGCCTTTGAAGAGCTAAACAGGCTTCCTGATTGGTATCAGTACCTACTGTTTATGGCAGTTTCTGCATCTTTTGGTATTCGTGGTGCTGACAAGCTGCTTGCATTAAAAGGACAGAAGAAATGAGTGAGACTCGTCGAGGGTTTTCACTGCAAGGTGAAATAAACGATCTATACCAGCAGTACCTAGGCCGTGATGCAGAACAAGCAGGCATGGACTACTGGCTTGGTACATTTGCTAGTGGCTCTACCTTAGATGACATTGAAAGGGCAATTGCATCATCTCCTGAAGCACAACAACGCGTCATTCAACAGCAGTTAGATGAAACAGATATATTAACTGACACTGTAGCTGACGATACTACGGATGATGTAGATTTACCTATTGTTGAGGCTGTAGACGAAGAAAGAGGTTTTACTATTAAAGCTGCTGCCGAAACTGGTGAGCGTGTATATGATTACACTAATCAACGAGAAACAGGCGACGCTCATACTTTATTTTGGGGAAATATATCTACACAGCTTACAGAAGACGGGTTAAGAGATAAGTTTAACGCAAAAGATAACGGACAGCTTAGAGAGGTTTTTGGCACGTTTGATAACTATCTTGCATACATGGACGAAAGACAAGATTTAATTGATTCTGGTCAGCTAAAAGCAGATTGGTGGGACACTGGTAAAGCATTGGTTGATCCTGAGTCTCTTGGCCGAGAAGGCGGCATGGACGACAAAGCGTTAGAACAAGACATTGTTGCTGAAGGCGCTAGACAAGGCGCTATTGGTTACAGCGAACAAGCAGATTTGCAAAACAGCCTGTACCAAAAGTATACTGGCGAAGCTGGGCCGCACTACAATAAAGACGGAGATAAATTTGAGTGGAACGGATCATCGTTTGTTAAAACTCAAAAAGTAGATGACAGCATCGACGGTAATGCACTTATACTATCCGTTGCTGCTACAGGTATAGCGGCTGGTACACTAGGTCCAGTAGTTAGTTCTGCTTTAAAAGGCGGGGCTGCAGGTGCAGCAGGTTCAGCAGCAACGTCCAGTGCAATAGGCCAGTTAGCCACTACTGGAAAAGTTGACCCAACTGCAACAATAGCCAGTGCAGTAACAGCTGGTTTAAACCCCGGAGGTATGCTAGCCGAAAACTTTGGTCTAGCAACGGGTACAGGCGTAAATATAGTTCCAGAAAACGTTGTTGGCGGTTTTGTACAAGGAGCCACAAACGAATTAGTTAGTAGTGCTATTACTGAAGGCAAACTTGATGTAGAAAGTGCTTTAATTAGTGGATTAACGAGTGCTGGTATTAAGGCAGCTTCTGATTTACTTTCTGATACAGAGCAGTTTTCTGTTGAAGCTGAAATGAAACGTATTGCAGATGAGAGAGCAGCAGCGGGGTTATCTCCTCTTTCTACAGAGCAACTATATTCAGAAGCGTTAAAAGGAACTATGGTTGGTAAATCTGACTTAGGAGGTTTAGTAGGCAAGGGCGGTTTACTTCCCTTTATTGATCCTGTAAGCACTACGGGACTAAATCAGCTTTTAGGCGGGGGTTCATTTGACCCTATTTCCGTATTTATTGATGCTCAAGGCAACCAATATACGGACACCGAAGTATTGTCTATGGGTCTGAGCCCTGCGGAGATTTATGCTGGTAATGTTCCGGGTTGGTCTAGCGGCATGATAACGCAACAGAATACAATTTTTGGAGACGCCTTTGATTTTGCCAAAGAGAACATTCCCGGTGTTAGCCAAGTAGCAAATATAGGCAGTGGTATACTAGACGCAGCTGCCGCTTCTCAGTTTAAAAAGACATACGGCTATACTCCAGAGGAATTTCTTGACGCAGGCGTTTCAATAGAACAAATACAAAGGATGGTTTCGTACGGCCCGTTAGACGAAGCGTATAACTTTTCAAAGAATCCTAGAGGAATTTCAGAGATAGTAGGTCTTTTGTCTGGTATTGAAGGCCTATATTCTACTGGCGCTAATAATCCTTTTCGTACTTACGCTGACCCAGACCCGACAACAGGTGGAATAGGTATTATAGGCGACGCTCTTACTATTACAGGGGAGCAAGCTGACGCAGCAACAACGGCAACTTCAACCGAAGGCGGTACAGCCACAATTAACTTATCTGGTGCTGAAACTACTGTATCAGCTAACACCGTTTTACCGGGAACTAACACAACAATAAGCGACGCTATTATAAACGGATTTATTGATGGTGTTTTAATAAGCGAAGATGGAAGCACTAAAACAACAAGTATAGACGGAAATGTTACAACTACCGCAACTAATAGTTTTGTAGGAGGTGATCGCGATAGACAAATTATTGTTGACGGCACAAAAACTTCTGATACAGTCGTAGATACTGGAACTCCTTTAATAACGTCTTCTGGTGTTGTTGAAGATACCCGTAATAGACAAGTTATTGTTGATGGTGGACAAACTCCAGAAACTGTAGTAGATCCTACGGTTGTGACTCCAGAAACTGTAGTAGATCCTACGGTTGTGACTCCAGAAACTGTAGTAGATACTACGGTTGTAACTCCAGAAACTGTAGTAACTCCTCCGGTTGTAACTCCAGAAACTGTAGTAGATCCTACGGTTGTAACTCCAGAAACTGTAGTAGATCCTACGGTTATTCTTCCAGAAACTGTAGTAGATCCTAAAAAAGAATTGCCTCCTACTACTACAGGAGGTGGTGGTGGAGGTGATGATGGCGGTGGAAGAAATCTTTTTGGTGGTAGTAGTATGTTTGAGCCTCAAAATATAGGACTTCCGGGCATGGGCGACCCAGCGTTGCTTGCTGCATTACAATTTCCAGTTGAAAACTTTTTACAGCAATACGTAGAAGAAACGAGCAACCAAAATACTAGCATAATTAGCTTGTTTGAGGACTATTTAGTATGACATATTTAGATTTAGTAAACAATGTCCTTAGACGCTTGCGAGAGGACGAAGTAACGACTGTTAACGCTAATGTGTACAGCAAAATGGTTGGTGATTTTATTAATGACGCTAAGAACTTTGTTCAGAACGCTTGGGACTGGTCACAACTCCGGTCAACCCTTACGATTACTACCGCTGCTGATGACTACACGTACTCACTTACGGGGTCACAGGACTACGGTAAGATCTTGCATTTGATTAACGATACGTCTAACTTGACTATGGAGTACCGTCCTCAGTCTTGGTTTGACGAACAGTATCTCATTAACACACCTGCCTCTGGTGCACCTGAGTATTACACATTCAACGGTGTTGACGGAAGCGGTGACTCACAGATTGATGTGTACCCTAAGCCTGATGGTGTGTACTCTTTGAAGGCTAAGATTATTACTAGAAACACTGAGCTGTCTGCTGACTCAGATACGTTGGCTGTTCCTAGTCAGCCTGTAATTCACATGGCAGTAGCACTGCTGGCGCGTGAGCGAGGTGAGACAGGCGGTACATCTACCCCTGAGTACTTTGCTATCGCTGACAAATATTTATCAGATGCTATCGCTATGGATGCACAGAAGCACCCTGACGAAACCGTCTGGTACACCCCGTAGGAGTAAGTATGGCCCAGCCACTACAAACAATTAACTTGATTGCTCCTGCGTTTAAAGGAATCAACACAGAGGATTCCCCGTTAGCACAGGACGCATCTTTTGCTGAAGTTGCTGACAACGCTATTATTGACAGGCGTGGTCGTTTGGCTTCACGAAAGGGTAATGCTGTTGCTACCACAGATAAGACTGTCTTAGGTACTGACTACCTGCACAACATACACGAGTTTTACGACAGTGCGGGTAACGAGGTAATCTTTAGTACTGGTAACAACAAGATTATGACAGGCACAACTACTCTGGTTGATGCTACGCCGGGGTCGTACACGATTAGTGCTAACGATTGGAAGATAATTAACTTTAACGATCATGCTTACTTCTTCCAGCGTGGCTACGAGCCTTTGGTGTACAGCAACAGTCTAGGCGCAGTTACTAAGATGTCTAGTGTATCTGGTGCATCTGTAACTTCTGCACAGTACGCTAACGAGGCTATTGCAGCTTACGGGCGAGTGTGGTGCGTAGGCAACGCCACTAATGACAACACGATCTACTGGTCTGACTTGTTGATTGGACATGATTTTTCTGGTGGATCTAGCGGATCTATTGATGTATCTAAGGCATGGCCTAACGGATTTGACAAAGTTGTAGCCATTGCAGCACACAATGGGCTGTTGATTATCTTTGGTGAGAACAACACGCTTGTTTACGCTAATGCTGAAAGCCCTGCATCTATGGAGATACGTGATGCTATTCCGGGTGTTGGTTGTGTAGACCGTAAGAGCGTACAGAACATTGGTACTGACTTGATTTTCTTGACTCAGACAGGCTTGCGTAGCCTTGGTAGAACCATACAAGAAAAATCTCTGCCTATTACTGACTTGAGCAGAAACATCAAGCAAGAGATTATTGCAAACGTGCTGGCTAAGACT